CTAGTTTAGATCGTAGAGACGATAAGGGGTACATTCTTCGAAGTGATGCACCTGAATTTCGTCCATTTGCGCTTCTAACGGATAAAGATTTGATAACTTGTGCTAAATCAGGCTTGCCATTACAGACGTGGTGTACACAAAATAAATTTGCGTACCCTGAGCAATATAATGAATGGAGAACCTCTGAACCAGAATATTCTGATTTTATACCTATGTTGTATAGCACATTAGCTGGAGCTGATTTCGTAAAAAAATGTTTGAAAGCTAATGTGTGCCCTTATCATGGTAAATTTGTGCCAAAATGTATTGATGCAGCTTGTAAGATTGTTACAACGCCAACATTTTGGTCTAAATATTGTAAACATCGCGCAACAGTTTTAGAGGTTGATGAGGAACCTGCCATCAAAATTAATACTGTTACAAATGATGCTTATAAATTAGTGGATCAATTGGATCAAGAAGTGACTACACCGCAGATAAGTGTGTCCATTAATCCAAGTGTTTCAAAACCCACTGGTCCCGCAGTGGATATAATAGTCGAAAATGAAGATTCATCTAGTGAAGAAGATCCTTCAAATACCATACCAGTTCAACCGCCGGTTATCCCAGCTTCTGTTTACATTATGGAGGCACTTAGTGATATGAGGAAAACCTTTGAGTGGTTTATGGATGTTGATTTTGATAGTCCAAAATTGTATATTTTTGTAACTAAGTTTTGGAAATTTATTCGCGCGTGCTCGTTTACGTGTTTGTTCGGATATAGTTGGTGGTCAATATTAGGATATCTCACTATGTATTTTGGTTTTGGTTGGTTTGGGTTTTTAGTTATGATTGTTCCCTCGTTTTTTAGTTCACTTTTGTCGACGGCTATTCTTAGTGGAGCGTGGAAAGTGACTGAAATATATTTAACTAAACCCTTTTATAAATGGTATAAGAAAACTAGAGTTAATCAAGTGGCGAAAGCTGCTTTAATTTCATTACCAGTTGTTGGACCATATATAGCTGAATTACCTGAAGAAAAGCAGGATGATTTTGCAGCTATATTTACTGGAATTAGTGTAACTACAATTGCTGGTATATCCTATGCTGTTTATACGTATTTTAAGAAGAAAAGAGTTAAAGAAGCTTTAAAATCTGATAAATCGGCTTATGAAATGTTTTTTGATTTCGTACCCTCGATGTCAGTGACGCTTGGTACCCTTGCGGTTGGTACTGCAGTCTTTCTAAAGAGTGCCGCTATTATAAACGCATTTAGAACTATAAATGGGTTTGTTGGTGGTATTTTTGGTAAGGACACGTGGTCGGTTGCAATGAGGGGTGAAGTAACCAGCGTTGGATATGTCAGAGACTCTTTTGAATATCTTCTTAAATCTAGACATACTCGAGTGTGCAGTGATACAGATAGCGTTATTATAATGTGCCATTCTGCAAATTGGAATGGTGCTAATTTACAAATTGGTGATATAAATGAGTTGCGTCGTAAGATTATACACGTTATACATCAAAGGTACCCCCATGTAAATTTAACACCATCTGGAATTGTTTGGGATAGCGCATCTAATCCATTTATTTTTGATGTGTTACAATGGACACCGAAAGCTGCAAAAGCTCGTGAGAATGTAATGAAGCACTTAGTGATGGAGTTGTTCCCCGCTTGTCCACTAAGTGAAAATGCTACATTTCATGCGTGCTTACTTACTTGGCTTGATGCCAATTTGAATATGGTTAGAGCACCTCGACTACAAATATTCAATTTTAGTTTGAAAGGCAATCATTATGATGTAATAGCAACTGATGAAAATGAAGCTCGTGATCGACTCTTGCAATATGATGAATCAGCATCGTTGGCTGATGTACTTGACAAAATTCGAGATTATGCTTGGACCCACAAGTATCAATTGTTTGGATTATGTTGTGCAATTGTTGTGATGTTTTTACTGGCGTATTATCACTTTAAGAGTAAAGTGAATGAGAAAGAGAAAAAGAAAGAGAGCGTTGGTAAGAAACTAAAAAAAAATGCCATGGATTTGGTAGAAATAACCACTGCAAAAACTCCTATCACGATTGTAGAGGGTAAAAAATGGCATCAGACAAAAGGTGATAATATTAAAGCGGCCACAGACCAGAGGGATCAAGAGAGATGGGATGAATTGCTTAAAGCCCGTAGTGAAATGCGTAGGCAATACGGTGATTTGCAAAGACAATCTGATGATCCAGATATAGATTCTGTGGAACTGCGAGAGGTTAATTTAGCTATGATTCATGTTACGAATAGATTGAATGCTATTAGCACTGATATAGAGCAATTGTATCAGGGGCAATTTGGGGATTCGATTAAAAAGAAAGGTAATAATAATCAAAATCAAGGACAACAGACTCGTGCTCTTCCTGCTCAGGATAAGAGAGACCAGCGGAAGGGTGTGTTTAATTCTAAGTATGACGGGGCTGGAAACCGGCGTGAATCGATGATAGTGTGTGCTAATGGATGCACTAAGTCGGGTTCAGATGTAGGTAGAAAAGCAGTTCCAGGATACGGAGTGTGTAATCCTTGTGTTTTGCAAAGTCGAGATGATGGTTTTTGTCCTTTCTATAAATGTAAAGGTAAATTAATTGATAAAATAGATTGTGGTGCTCATAAGAAAGAGAGTGTTATACCACCACCTCCACCACCGTATGTGGAGAAGAAAAAGAAGAAAATTCAGTATGAAGTAAAACCAAAAACTGAAGTTAAAGAATCATTAGAACCTGAGTCTATTGTATCTCGTAAGCAAATGAATGATGTTGCTGAGAGACAGATGGCTGTTTATGATTTTAAGAAGTCTATAGTACCTATATATGTTCAAGGCACACGAGATAGTCAAACTGTCTTTAAATTTAATGGGTGCGGTACTATATGTAGAGTTTTGGAACACAATATTGTTGTAACGGCTAAACATGTTGTTGAAAATGGCGGTTTTTTATCACTCCCAGGTCGAGATGTATCAATGTTGAATTTGTATTGGACTAGTGTGTCACAAGAAATGTCGACTTTCCTGCAAGGGAAGTTTTACAATTCTACTGATTACGATGTCGCGTTTGCAATTCTTCCGACAACATTCAAGATCACCGGTAGTGTTTTTAAGCTATCATCAGCGAAACAAGATATGCGTGCGGAGTCGCGATTTTGGTCCTTGAGGCCTTCTGATTTATCTCCAACAATGGTTTATTGTGATGGTTTTACGAATGATGAATATTATAATCACACATCAGATACTCATGCTGGCCAATGTGGTTCACCATACGTCTCAGATAATCTTGTATACTATATCCATGTTGCAACGGAACCAGGTATAGCGAATATAGGTATACGAGTATATTCTGAAATGTTTGAGCAGGTTTTTCAGCCCCTTCCAGGGAATCAGTCGTCCAGGAAGGAGTAATAGACTGGGGTAGAGAAACAATAGATAAATATAATGAGTTGGAACCTGTCGGTAGACTTAACTCAAGTATAAAATTTAATCTACCATCATCGCGGTCTACAGTAGTGTTACCCTCACTAATGAAGACTGTGGCACCTGAATTCTATGATCAACACCTTCCTATGGTAGAAGGGTTGTATTTTTATGATAACCCAGATAAAAGTTCTGTTCGTGCTGCTGAAATGCGACTGGATGAGTATGTTCCGGTTGCTATTAGCGACGAAGCAAAAGAGGTGTCATTGACTTATGCGGATTCAGCGTTAGAAGCTCCATTGACGCATGGTCCTTGGACCCATGAAGAAACTGTAGAACACATTGATTTAACTAAATCATCGGCTTTCCCCCTTGTCGCGATGGGTTTTCGAAATCGTGGCGAGTTTCTTTTATCCGATCAGTTTACTCAGATGACTGATAAAGAAAGAATAGATCTTCTCACATCATTTTTACCAATAGTTAGGAATGTTGAGAAACACCAGTGGGCAGATATTCAAGATTTTTATGATAATAAGTCTCGTACTTTTAATGTACATGGGATACATGCATTATACCTACAACTTCGTTGTTTTGGTCAAGGCAATGAAAATCTGAAGAACTACCTTTGGTCTGCATATGGTTTTAATCCCTTTCGTGGTGGTGTCAATAGGTTGCATAGAAGATACATGGCGAAAGATAAGAATGGAAAGCGATTGTTTCCTCTTTTGATTATGATCGATTTTAAAGGATGGGATCGGAAGGTTAATCTGATTCAAGTGGCCCTGCGTCGATATCGATGCTTTATGAATTGGATAAACTTGAGTAATCTCACAGATGAACAAAAATTATATTGGAAAAAAGCAGCTAAGTATGCGTATATGTCACTTTGGCGTACATTTATGATAATGTCAAATGGTGATGTAGTGATTCGGCGAGCAGGTAATAACAGCGGATCAGGTGCTACTACGGCTAATAATATTGAAGCGGGTTTTGAGGTGTGGTGCGATTTGCTTGTCGCATCATATTATTACAAATTTGGCAAGTATCCTAGTTATGAACATGTTTTTGACCAGGTTTTAGAAATCTATGGTGATGATGGCGCACATGCTTTATCTTTGGATTTCGAAAAGTTGATGGATCGAGAATGGGTTGAAGATCGGTTACTTCGATTTCACAGACTTAAGATTAAACTATTTTATGCGTCAGTTGATGAAAATCTCGATGCTATATCGTTCCTTGGTTTTAATTTTAAACAAACCCCTCATGGTGTAATACCAATGTGGAAGCTGTCTCGGTTGTTGTTGCCTATTATGTGTAGACACGATAGAGAGCATGCGGATATTTTTTTACAGCGGTGTTTTGCTATATATATTATGTCTTTTTCTCATTATGATTTTTGGTTGACTTATCGTCGCACCTATATTAGTATTTTACAATACTATTCAAACGATAAGCATTCTGGATCTGGTAATCCAGTTGTTAAAGCTCTAGTTAAAAATGGCGCTCCGAGTGAACAAGAAATGTGGGCTCACTATCTTGCCTTGGAGTCGGATGGAGGCGGGCCAATTAGTGGTAACACTATGAAATTTCTAGAGAATTTTAACCCTCTAACCTACCTTTCTGAGTTTCTGGAAGGAGGTTTCAATCCATATGGCAATGCTCAAATGGAAAAGCAACAGAAACAAGAATTAATTCAAAGATTGCGCGAGTGTAGTGGTGGACAAGTACTTAAAAATGACCCAAAAGAAATAGAGTGCTCTCCTCCACAAAAAATTGAAATTAAACAATCTACTTACGATTCAAATATTAATTATATTGGTCTAGTTTATGAAATTTGTGATCTTAAACATCAGCCACGACCATGTGGTGAAGTTTACACAACGCATGGACCGGATCATGCTCGATCGTTTATGGCGTCCCTCAAAGTAGAGGATCGTGATTTCAATGGTGCAGGGTATACTAAACAAGCGGCTAAAAGGAAATTGTTTTATGAGATATACACTGCCATGACCACTCCAAAACACCTAACCCGGTTTACGGTTGCCAATCCTCCACCTGTGCAAGAGAGACCGCAAGGTCTGAGAATATCTGATAACTTCATAAAGCGATTTATAGAGATGTTTCAGGCATATAATAAGTTGGATGGTTCTGTTCGTACATATCACTGTCTTAGTCCCTTAGTTTATGGAAAAACGGAATCATTTGTGGCATTATTTAAAGCTGCGGTTGCACAAGATGACCCCGATTTCTTCGATGATGAAGAACGTATGTTGGATGCACTTGAGACAATGTCGATTAAAGATCCCTCTCTTTTTGGCCCTCAAGATCTTCCAACGAATGATGGTAAACCTCGCGATGGTAAAGTCGTTCGGACTGGTTCGTTCAATCCTTATGGAAATGGACAAACTTCAAAACCTGAACAAGGTGAAGCAGTAACTATAGATGAACCTGTTGAACCAACAGAAGAAGAAAGTTGTCCCTATTTTCTTTGCCCCTTCTGCGATAAATATATAGAAGATGCAGATATTCGCATCGCTATAGAATTCAAGGAAGGTGGTTTTAATCCCTATGGAAATGGGCAAGCTTCGCAGTTTATAATAACGAAACCTGGCATTCAATTAGTTGGCACAAGTTATGTTTGCACATCCACGTGTTTAGTACCTAATCCCACGAATATAGTAGGCTCTGGTGATGATCAATTAGAAGCATTTGCTGATTGGTCATTGCAGGTGAGCAACGCAATAGGTGTGTGGGCACCTGGATCTAATGAAACTATTGATAGACTTTTCAAAATGCTGGTTTCTCAAAAAGTAGAAAATCCTCCCGTAGAATTCAAATTTATTTGGGCACTACCAGAACCTCAGGCGTTTCAAACTTTTTGGGACATGTTTAAACAAGGGAGTTTTAATCCCTATGGCAATGGCCAGAAGCCTATGAGCAAAGTTATGTGGGAGAAGCGTAATTCCTCGCGTATAACTGGTAAGAGTGGTAAGCAAATAGATTCTATGTATGAAACTTACCTCAAGCAATATGCTCAAAGTGTTAAGAATACGAATCCTGGAAGGCGAAACCCCGCAGCTAGGAATACTGCACCTCGTGTACGTAACCAACCTATGCCTATGTCACAACGTAAAACAGGTATGGAAACGCGTGTTCAAGTAAAACTTTCTGGTTGTGCAAAAGCATATGCTACTGCACTTCGTTGCCCATTCTATTGGCAAGATAAATCGTGTAACGTCAAAGTTCGAGATATGGCTATTGGTGATATGAATCCTTGTATCCCAATGCATCCAGCTGTAAAAACTCGAAAATTTTGGTGCTCTGCAAAAGTATCGTGTGGCATTCTTAATGCTGGTGATGTTGGGTGGGTTCTCTTTGCTCCCTGGAGACTCGCTAATAACCCCACTGGTTTTGATAATGTTGGACCTTCACTTTTATTCAACAATGCATCTGCTGCATGGACCTCTGCTATATTTCCTGTTATAGACACTGGTGCTGTGTGGGCTAATGGTTATTCTCCCCTAAATTCTGATTATACAACGGCTGCTTTGGTCAACGCTTCAAACGGTATTGGCCTTAAATGTCGCTTAGTTGGTGCAGGGTTGAGAATAATGTATGTTGGATCGCAACTTAATTGCTCTGGCGTATATCACATGGTCGAACAACCTGACCACACCACTTTATCTAATTTAACTCAAGGTGTTATAGGTATGTACGATAGTTACTTTCAAGTTCCTATTTCAAAGAAAAACAATGATGCCAAAGATCCATGGACGTATCTTAGTTATACTCCTGTAGACATTAATGATTTTCAATTTCAACCAGATGCTGTTGCTAATGCACTTTGGAGCAGCATGCCCTATACAAATCATTTTATAGGCATTATGATTACTGGCGCACCTGCTGGTTTGAATTTTTCGGTTGAAGCTATCGCACATTGGGAGGTCATTGGACAAAATGTCCCTGGCAAAACTGACACTCCCGTTGATCCTATTGGAACTTCTGCTGCTTTGAATTCTATTCATACAGAGGATCAAAAAACATTGAGCACTCCCGAAACTGTTAGACAAGCAGTGAAAGAAGGTGCCAAAGACCTTTCAGCTACTGGACTTATTGATGTCGCTAAACAAGTGGCTAACGTAGTGAAAGATGTC